TTTCCTTTTCTGCTTTGGAAACTATTTCCTCTGCCCGTTGCTTTAACTGTTCTTTTTTGTCTAACAGTTCTAAAGTGTTCATTATTGTAGTTTGTGTCTTAGCTCCATATAGTAATCAGTCAAATCTTCTTTATCGAATGATTCCAGCTTTCTAAGTGCTACACTCGTATCAGGATACGCTTCTTTATAGACAGGTGATACATCAAACAGTTCTTTGAACTTATTGATAGTCCTGATATAAGAACCATTATCCTTCTTTGTCCAAGTATCGGAATCAATAGTAAAAGCAAAAGATGAAGTAGTAATATCACCTCTCTTTAAACCTTCCAACAATTCATCTCCCAGATTTGTGCAGGGTGCTTCAAAGCTATATTTAAGCCCTGTAGAATCAACTTCCAGTTTCAGGCTACCTGCACCATATTTAGAACGTGCCAGAATACCTCTGTCTTCATTATGATTCAAAAGGCATAAAATATCTGACTGTTGTAGCACTCCTTCCAATGCCGTAGGTTCTATAACTTCTGTAAACCCTCCTAAATCTCTAGATTCAGAATTGAATACTATTGCATACCCCTCAACAATTCTAGAATCTTCGTTTCTTTTTTCAATTTTACAATTTCGTGTTTCTTTCATAGTATCGTAGTAATCCCTTATACATATATTACCTTCACCCTAGTATCTCCCAGACAGGGATTATCAGAGCAGTAAACTGTATATTGTTCATTATATCCTGATTCATTAGTGTAATAGAACTTGGCTACTTCTCTGAACCCTCCTTCAAATCCACCTACACTGAATACGGCTTCTCCATAATGTGAAGGATATGCAAAGCAGATATATTCATCCTTGCCTGCATTTACTCTGAAATTCATTTCTGTAGCTTGCCGTAGTTCTTTTGTAAGAGATTCAATAAAGCTGGAATTATAAGTAGTAGAAGATGATACACCGTAATATATATTATTCATAAACTTAATATCAATAGTTTTAGATTTGATGGTAGTTCCATCATTTACTTTTAATGTGAATGATTTGTTGCTGTTGAATGGAGTATCAAATGTGAAAGAACTGCCTGTCACAGGTACATCATTAATAAATTGTTCCGTTGCTGGCTGGCTTAACTTCCAAGTCAAAGTAATACTGCTAATGTTAGTTCCTATTTCCTGTACTGGTGCTACATTGCTAGTAAATGAGGTTATATTAATAGCTTCATACAGCAATGAATCCAATGTGTCTTTCACAGTTGTACTGTCATATCCTACATTTTCAGCAAGTAAATCGGAACTTGTTACGAACTTGGAATCATTTATTAAATCAGACGTGAAATTAGGTATTTCACTAGTATCAGCTTTAGCAGCCAGTGCTTCTTCCAGTTCTTTTAGTTCCTTATTAATACCTGTCGAATCAAAATCAGATAAATTAGTAAGCTTGGTTTTATCTTCATTAGTATAATCATTAGTAGATAATCCTTTGCCAGATTCCTTATCAACCTTTTTTGCCAAGTCTACAACATTGGTAAACTGTGCATCATTGGAAAGCTCCGTTGTATATTTGGGAACTTCATCTTTGGAAGCAAAGTTACTATCATTCACTAACTGACTAAGTTTAGTAGGTACACTATTTATATTGACATAATTACAGTCATTTTGCAACTCGCTTACTTTGGTAGGTAAATCATCTCTAGTGATAAATCCCATATCATTTATCAACTGGCTTAGTTTAACCAGTCTTTCCTTTGATTCAGAACAGCAATATTTTAGACCATCCTTATCTGCTACTATGGTATAAGCCCTAATCATTTTATAGCAGTGACTATCATCATTCTTTATAAATGTACAGATAACATTATAGTCTCCCAAAAGCATTTCCTGCTGTTGTTCGGCTGTTACCTCAAACTCAATGCCTTTCACTAAAGTACTATCATAAAGAACAGTATCCCCTAAATCTTCTTCCCTCTCTTTAAGGACTATATCAACTATTCTGGCATCTGCTACATATTTCTTGGATGGAACTGTAGAATGTTGATACATTACCTTCAAATCAGTAACAGCAGATAAATCTACATAGCCGTTGCAATCCTTTATAGTCCAAGTAAAGCTAAAATCATTGCCTTTAATTATATACCTCATCGTCTTTCTCTATTTGCTTAGTAACTGCATTATCTAGTGTCTGTACATTCACCTGTACAAATGATTTGTCACCGTTTTCAATAGCTGGTAAATCCAGATTCTTTCTGATTTCATTTGGAGTAATCACACCAATCTGGAACAGCGTATTATAATAACTAGCCAGACTTGCCTTATCTGCTCGAAGAAGAACGGAAGTGTCAAAACGAACATCTATATTATTCCTTTCAGACGGCTTATACAGTTTACGTTCAAATTCCAGTTCTATCTTTTCCAGTAGTGGTGAAAGCGTATCAGTCAAGAAAGCTAGTTGAGTAGCTTCTACTGTACTATAACTGGACTTGGACAAATCAAATGCCTTGACTGGTGACACACCGAAGAATCTGCAAATATCAATCACATTAAACTGTCTGGTTTCCAGTAATTGTGCATCAGACGGATTCACTGTTATAGGCTGAAAAGTCATATTGCCTTCCATTACAGCCACGCCATTAGGAGTACCAGTAATAGAATTAAAAGCACTACTCCAAGCTGTTTTAATGTCCTGCTTCTGTTGTGCAGTCAATGAGGATTCCACTTTGATAATGCCAGCCAGATTAGCACCTCCTTTGAAAAATCCTTCTGCGTGCGCTTCTGAATCAGCAGTTAACCCTAATGTATTTCTAGCGTGCTTCAAAGTGCTTATGCCTGTAATCCCGTCATAGCTGAAATTCAGGATATGAATCATATTGATAGCTTCTACCAGTTGATTCATCCCTGTAATGTTGTACATCTTCTTGCCGTTTTTAAAAGTGACTAATACAGAATCTGATTTTAGAAATATCAGTTCTTTGGCATCACCTTTTTCATCTCTGTTAATAAGAGCATAGCCATTACCTGTAAGAAGCACACTGGTAACTAGCGTCTTGATAAAAGTAAATCTGCTCATTTGGTCGTTCGGTTCTCTATTCAACAGCCAGTATGTAGGGTGTTTAGTAAATTTAGTTTTAAATCCCTCATCATCTACATAATACGGTTCTAACGGTAACTGTGCAACGGAATCACTTATCACATCTACACATCTGTAAACGGCAGATAACAGCATAGCTTTTGATTCTGAATATGTAGTAGCTGAATTATAAAATAGAGAATCTGAAAGAAAGTTATAGCTGCGTTCTTCTTGTCTAGCTTCTTTCTTTTTAAATGGATTGAAATTGATATTGAATTTCATTAAAATGTAAAAATTTGGTTTGTGTAGTGTGGTACTTGCAAATACATACCTAAAGCCTGTATCATAGATATAGTTCCATCAATCTTCTTTTTGTCTACTTGTTTGTTAGGTTTGATGTTGCCATTATGGTCTGACTTCAAAGTCACATTCCTAAAGCAATACCTGTTTATTTCATTGTTGTCTATTACTGCCTTACCAGATAATATAAGCCGTTCCATCTCTCTGGTAGGCTTATTGAAGTTGGCTAATGTCTGTGCGTATTCTTCAAGTGGCAATCCTTTTTCTGTCGAATCAATAGCCCACTGTGTAGCATTATACTTATCATATCCTACAGCCTGTATATTAACTACTTCTGAATATTTAAGCATATCAGTAGTTATGTAATCATAATCAGTAACATTACCAGCAGTAACAGTAAGTAAACCAGCCCTTTTCCATAGCTTATAAAGTTCCTTGTCTGTCTTATCTGTAAGTGCCGATTCAGGAAGGTAGTAATGAGTTTTAAAATAGTATTTATCACTATCAACGACTAAATAAGATACAGCAGTTAAATCACTGGTAGCAGCTAAATCCACTCCAACATAACAGGGTAATCCTTTGAATTTTGACAGGTCTACTGCTTGTGTACACTTTATAATACTTTCATCAGACAGCCAGACTGTAGCACTGTCACACCATTGGTTAAGTGTCTTGGTACGTACTCCCACTTCATCAGAAGGATTATTAATAGCCTGCTGTACTTGTCCTTTGATGTATTTGCTGGTAACAGTAATATTCAAATTAGGAGCAACTTTCATCCAGTTCTTTTCACTTCTCCAATCATCAGCAGCATCTAAAGAATAGATGGCAATAAACATTTCATCATCTGCTTTCAATTCATTAAGCACTTCTATAGCTACAGTTCTTAATTGGTAACAAGGTAAAGTTTTGTCGAATCCAGCAGTAGTAATAGTACACAGGTGTGGATTCTCACGCATACCCATACTGGATTTTATTACATCCCTTACCTTACTTGTTTTGGCAGCGTGGTATTCATCCAGTAAACCGAAACTGGCATTAAATCCATCCAGTTTGCTATCATCAGCAGCAAGTACCTTCAATTTACTATTAGTAGCCTTAAACAGAATATCAGCCCTGTAAGCTGTCAAATATTTGCCTTTGGTATCCAGTCCCTTACTAAACTTGGAACACATATCAAAAGCTATCTTTGCCTGTTCCTTACTGTTTGCTGCCAGCAAGACTTCTGCACCATCTTCACCATCAGCAATTAGATAATACAAACATAAGGCGGCAGCTAAAGCAGTCTTACCTTGCTTTCTGGATACTTCTATGTATGAACTGGTGAATCTCCTAGTTCCTGTACCCTTCCAGTAAAATCCCAGTATATTAGCTATAATAAACTGTTGCCAGCCTTCCAGAATGAAGTTACTGCCAGCGTGCTTGCCTGTATAATGTTTCAAAGTGCCAATAAAGCTAATAGCCCTGTCTACTACATCTTCCCTAAACTCCAAATCATCCCTCAATAAGTCATTCTGGAATCTCTTACAAGCCAGTTTTATTGTATCGCCTGTTACTATTTCATTATTAAGAACCTTACTTGCATACTCATAGTAAAGTTTCATCATCTAACTTCTTTCTTACCAGTAACAATGAACTGTTCTAATGGTGTGGATTCCTCGTCATCCGTTTTATCCATCTTTGGTAATTTGGTACGTGCTTTGGCTGTCAGTCCAAATTCCAACATAACTTTCATAGCCTGTGTTTGTGCATCCTTTGCAACTTTTACCAATGGATGTGGTGCTATATTACCTCTATCACTGGTGACTGTCAAACCGTCTATTTCCAACTGTTTGGATGCCTTGATAAATGTGCTGTAATTTCTTGCCAGCATATCTAAGGCAGCATTATCTATATTCTCTAAAACACCTCTATTTTCAAGCTCTGCAAGTACTCCTTGTATGTATTCGGCAGCTTCTTTCTCTATACCTTTAGGAATTGAATATTTCTTCATAGTATTACGTTTTTTATTTTCTAAATAGTAAAGCTAAAAAGGTACTCAACTACACATAAAGAGACTATAACACAATTAATTAAGAATGTAACACATTCATTTTGACACCCTATTTTATTTCAGTAAATTTGTATAGAATTAAAAATCAAACACTATGGAAAGAACGTGTAATTATCCGATAGAAATTAAGTTTAAAATAGACCTGAATACGGAACTGCTACTGAATGAACTATGCGATTTATTAAAGAAAGACAGGTCTAAAATATTAAGATTGATAATCGCTGATTTCTTTGACAGGAATCTGGATTTAATAGACAAATATAAAGAGACGGACAGCAGGCTAGATAGAGAAAAGTTAGTAGAAGCGATACTGAAAGACTTCTATAGCTACAACAGGCAAACAATGAATGACTACCTACGATTTAAAAATGAAAAAGACAATCCCAAGTAAAGAAGTATTGGAACAGTATATATATGACTATGGAATAGATAAAACAGCACAGATATTTCACATATCAACAGAAGAATTAGATAAGAAGATTAACTGGAAACCACAATACGAGCAGTACAGCTACAATCCAGCAATAGCCAAACCACTTTCATCACAACATAAGCAAATTATGGCTATTATAGCTAAGCACTACCCAGATTTACTAAAGCAATGTGCCGATAATTATAAAGATGTTATCTATATGTCCCAAACTGTAGAAGATTTACTTCATAAAGCTATAATCAAATGTTTGGAAATGGGACTGGATAAAGTAACGGAAGAAGCCGTTCTGGAATTAGTAAAGATACAGTTCTATACAGCCAGAAAATATGCACAACTGCAAAGCTATATGATGAAGAAAAAGATATTTCCACTGGAAATAGCTACGGAAAATGGAGAATATATAATACCTACAGAATACTACAATAATGCCATATCTAAAGAAAGCGAAGAAACAGCATAATCCATCAAATAACAGGATAGAAAGACAGAAGATTTATAATACTGACAGATGGCACAAACTTAGAGCTAGTAAGCTAATGCGGTCACCTTTATGTGAAGTGTGCTTATCCAAAGGGGTAATCACTCCTGCATTTCATATCCATCATATAGACAGCTTTATGAATTATGAAGGAATGAAACGCAAAGAAGTGGCTTATAATCCAGATAATTTAATGTCGATATGTGAACAGTGTCATAACAAATTACACAATCAAATTCAACGATGGTAGAATGTTCCTTTTTTTATTGAAACTATTTTCTTACATCTGTCGTTAATTTCAATTCTATTTTCACAATTAGTATAAACTACTATACGCTTATCTACAAAATCATCGTCAAACGAAGTTGCAGTACTACCAATATATAAAGTACCAATAATTGTCTGCGCATATATCTCAACCTGTCCTAGATAAATATTATCCACTAAATTCACTTCTTTAGTAGGTATAGAAAGATTTCGTATACTAGTTCCAGATATTTCAGAACGAACTATATCTATTTTATTACAATCAATTAAATGGCTTTTATTTATTTTACAAGATTCAAAACGAACAAATTCCAACACATTAAAAAATACACCTTCAAAGAAACAATCTTTAAACCTGAAATTAGCCTTACCGTGGAATCTATCATTTTCGAAAGAAATATTTCGCAAAACCAATTCAGTCTTGATAAATACAGTATCTAAATTCTGAAGTAACAGTTCTTTAACCACACCTATTAATCTGGTTTTATTTCCTGAAGAAAAATTTGCAGAAATAAAGTCACAAAAGATATTAGCTACAATAGACTTATATCTTTCATCCTCTTTAGCAATCTGAAACAATGCGTATGCACCACCTATGGCAATTCCGTCATTATCGCTATTCAGATACCCTACAGCATCACCAAAACGTTTATCAATATTAGTTTTTTCTGCAATATTATTTTGCCTTGTTTGTTCACCTATTTTCTTGTTGTTAAGATATAGACCATAGATAACACAAGCACCACCTATTATACTTAGATAAGTAGCTAACACTTTCCCTTTAGCTTCTGGGTTATCTTCCCCATATAAAGTTGTAGATATACTATCAGAAGTACATAATAATATTCCAACTGCTATTACTGCAATAGCAAATAGAGTATATTTAAATTTCTTAGATGCAATGAAATCATTCCAATTCTTCTTACTTTTCATAATGTCAATTATTAAGTTTAGAAGCAAATATAAATATAATAAAACAATAAACATCAGACCTTACCTATGAAAATTAAATTAAACATCCAATACATTCAGAATCTTACTAATAACGAAGCGTTCACCTACTTCTGTACACTAGTAACAATAGCCAATAATCCAGATGCAACAATTAAAGATGTAGTACGTACCTGTGGTATAGGTGAAACTACTGTATTCAAGCATTTAAAGAAATTTGATGAGCTAGGATACTTAGTAATAGATAGAACTGGAACATATAACACATACAGATACACAGAACCTGATAGACTATATATAACCATAGATTCAGACCTGCTTAACATTAATGGCAATAAGAACCAATTAGGAGCACTTATACGGCTTAAATCATACACCAGAATCGGTACTAATATTGTAGACCTCTCACTTAATCGAATAGTCCACGAAGTAAGCATACAACACGATAGTATATACTTTGCCCTTGAAAACGGGATACTGGAAAGAAATGATAAAAAGACATACTTTACCTTCATTCATCCAGCATTCACGCACATCTGGTAGGTAAATACAGAGCTTAGAAACACCTGTACACTATTTTTAAAATTTGTGTATCTTCCAGTTTTTATAGTCAAAAAGTTTTATTATCTTTGTATCAGCAAATTAGAAGAAGCAGCTACTATCATAAATGCTTCTATTGTTGCGAAATTCTGACTAAAATATGGAACTAGTGAATAATAGTAGCTAGTTCCTTCTTTTCGATTCATTTTTCATAATTCATATAATCCCTTTGGGATTCCATTGTTAAAAATGCAGTTCTTCCCTGCATTTTCTTAAATTAGTAAATTGAAACAGCGGATAATAGGCGTAGTGATACGCTTATTATTTTATCCCAATCCTTACCAAAATTTGCAAATGCTACCTTATACCATACCAAAAAAGTAAGGAACTCAAGACTAAAGATTTTAACCAGATTAGCTCCTAAATTCAGATTTACTACTATTCAGATTACTTACTACCTCAATTCTATATGTAAAAACCTATGAAAACCTTAAAAATAAATTCAACTAATGGATATTTAAACTTACCTGATTTACCACATAATTGCATCTTTAATAAAGTAGTTACTGGCTGTGGTGGTACTACTGTAGTCCTCTTTAATGATGAATCCTATATCATTGCAGTACCTACTACAGAACTTATCGTAAATAAGACGGGCTTAACAGAATCAGGTCTTACTACTATTACCTCCTATGATGGCAAAGAGCAGTCTGTATTTGGATTATTCGGTACTTTTACTTACCAAGCCAAAAAGGAGCTAAAGAAATATGCTTCCAGTGCTGGAATAAAAAAGATAATGTGTACTTATGATAAGATGGAATATTTGGAGCAGTATCTAAATCCTAACGATTTCAGACTGCTTATAGATGAATATCACATATTACTAAAAGCATACAGTTATAGACAGAAAGCTGTTGACGGTGTACTAGACTGCTTTAGAAAGTACAAATCATTCTGTTTTATGTCTGCCACTCCAATCAGTACAGATTTCACTCCGTCCATCCTTTCAGATGTGGAACTGGTAGAAGCTCAATGGGATAACACAGATACCTTAATAGTTAAGTTAGACCAAACCAATCATCCCTATGTAAAGGCAGCCAATTATATAAACGCTTATAAGAAAGACGGCTATCTAGAAATAAACGGTAATAAAAGTACGGAAGCATACTTCTTTATAAATTCAGTTACAGATATAGCTTCTATCTTAGAATATTGCCAACTTGGTAACGATGAAGTAAAGATTGTATGTGCAGATAATCCGTCAAACAGGGACAAATTAGCAGGATATACTATCAGCAACAGTAGAAGTACCAATAAGCCATTTACTTTCATTACTTCCAAATCATTTGAAGGTGCTGATTATTTCAGTGAAACAGGTATGTGCTTCGTGGTTAGTAATTCCAGCAATACTAATACCCTGCTCGATATATCCACTGACATTTACCAGATAGCTGGTAGAATCAGGACTGAATCCAATCCATTTAGAAACATAATGGTACACATCTTTAATAGTGTGGGAAAAAGGAAGCTAAATCTAGATATTACCTATGAAGAAATGGTACAAAGAATGAATGATGAAATAGAAGGTGCAAACGAATTAATTACTGCTATCAACAATAGTAGCAAGAAAGCTAAAAGTATGGCTGAAAAAATGCTTAACAGTGCCTATGCAGTGTGTGATAAAGAAGGAAACTATTTCCTGAATGATATGCTGGTAAAGTTAGACCTTTATAATTTCAAATTGGAAAAGGTTATCTATAATGATGGTATCGCTTTAAGAAAGGAACACAATGCAAACGGGAATATGACCACTGAATTAGAATATGAAAGACTAAACGAAACAATGAATAAAGCAGGAAAGAAACTATCTTTTAAAGATGCTTTCCTTAGATATACGGAACTACTACAGAATCTGGTTATTACTCCAGAAACAGACGAAATAGTTAGAGTACAGCCATTAGTAGTACCTGCCTATCACAAATTAGGAACTGATAAAGTTAGAAGTTTGCGATATATCAAAACAGCTATAGAGAAAGCTCTTATCAGTCTGGAATCGGATAAAAACAGAGACACGAAGATAGTACAAATACTTAGCAAGCAGATAAAGACTGGATTCTTTAGTAACGCTGATATTAAGAGCTGGATTAGAGAAGCGTATGATATACTAGGTATTACCGATAAAGTCAAAGCTACAGACCTTGATAGATGGTTTGATTGTAAACCTGTCGCCAAGTGGATTGACGGTAAAACAGTCAAAGGATATGAGATTTACAGACCAAAGATAGTATTCAAGTAAATAAGATACACCAAAACAATATTTATTTAAATAAACAATTATGATTTACATTACACTTATTGCAGTAGCACTATTATCAACTTACTTAGTAAGATTCACAGTAAAAGAGATTAAGCAACACATCACGAAAGAAGCAGATAGGATTATCAATACAAGACAATAAATATATTAACCTAATTAGCCTGTAATGAAAATGCACAATGGCTAATGTTTATGAATATGTAATATAGAAACAGGCTAGTAATCAAATTACTAGCAAATGGATAACTTTTTAGCAATGGAACGTAAAGGAAGGGACTTATTCAAGTCATTATTAGAAGATGGAAATATAACCAAATACAAGGAATCTACTGGCAGATATAATCCCGTAGATTTCTATTTAATACACAACGAAGATAAGATAGTAGCTGAAATAAAATGCAGGGATGTACGGTACGTTAATTATCCCACTCATTTAATGGAAACTGAAAAACTTAAAAGCCTACTGGCTGTCAAGGATACTCACGATTGTAAAGCAGCGTGGTACGTCAACTTCTTTGGCGAAGATATATGCTTTATATATAATGCAGACAAAGTAAAGAATCTACGCTCTGAAACAGCGTATTGCAATTACACTACTGCCAATTACAACTACTACAAAACAACCAAAGGTGTTATTATGATACCTACCAATCTGGCTGGAATCTTTATTAGAAAGAATGGCAAATGGATGAATGGTAGTTTGAAAGATATTACTACCTTTGCTGCATAACCAATTAATAATTATACTATGCAAAAAGAAAGATTAGAAGAAATGAAAAGGAAGCTAGAAATTTACTTGAAAAGATTTCCAGACCCTGAATCAGGTAGTCTTATAACATTGGAAGATTTTAAAGTATACATATTAAATCCTGACAATAAAGACTTTTTAGATTACATTCTTGATAAATCAGATTCTGGCAACAAAGATTTCTATTTAAAGGAAATCCTTTCTCCAAGGTATTTTGCAGACGAAATTCGTAGACGTATAAATGACATAAACAAAGACTTACACGATATTTAAAGTCTTAATTTAAGACACTGTCCAAAATTTTGTGTAAATGGAAACAGGATTCAGTTGTAAGTTTCTTCTTATATCTGGATTCTGTTTCCATTTACACAAAATATTTTATAGTGCCTAATTTAAGCCCATTTTATTTAAGCCGTACCACTATTCCCAATTCCAGCAATCTATTCAGTATTTTCCTTACCTTTAAAGATGGTGTTCCAACTTCAAAATTATCCATTGACCTATTAAGAAAGTCTATTTCATTCTTATTTAAATCGAATTGGCTTATGTCCACATCTCTATCTATTCCGTAAGATTCAATATTACTTTCCTGACTATTAAATAACAAGTCATAAGCTATATCATTCTTATGTTTCAAACCAGCTTCAATGCCTTTACTTATTGCTTCTGCTATATTCTCATTACTAACAGTAGTAACCTTATTAGACTGCTCAACTTTACTAGTTTGTTCAATCTTGTTAGCTTCTGTTTCTAGCATCAAGTTAGCTGCATCTTCTGAACTTATTTTAGCATATTTCTTAAATGCCATTTCTGTAGTATGCCCTGTTATTCTCATAAGTATATGACTATCATAGCCACGTTTCAGCATATTACTAATAAACGAACGTCTTCCTGTATGTGTACCTATCAATTCATATCTATAATAAGTAGTATTAGTTATTTTTGAACCTCTATCTTCTGTTACAATATGTTTGCCTATTATACCTGCCTTTTGTCCTGCTTCCTTTATGTATTTCAACATAGTATTCTCACGTACTTTGGGTACTTGAAAATTATACTTTTCCAGTATCTCTAAAGCAATAGGAAACAATGGTATCGAAACTTTATGTGTTCGTTTCTTTTGCACTATTTCCAATATCTTCCCATTATTAAAGTCTTTTACAGTACCACCATTTAATAATTGCATATCACTGAACCTCTGCCCTGTCCAACATTGTAATACAAAAACATCTCTAGCCTTTTCTTCTAAGCCTTTGAGTTCTAAAGCATACATTCTGCTTACTTCTTCTTCTGACAGATATATTTCATTATCATCACCTTCTCTACTTTTGGGCTTCTTATACTGATTCAACTTTGCAGCAGAAATATCTATCAAACCGTATGGCTCTGCTCGCTTAATAATTGAAATTAAAGCTGTTACTTTATTTCCAACAGTACTTGTTTTAGTAGTCTTCCCCTTGCCTACCTGTCTATTAAACAGATAAGTCTCATAATCTTTGATTAGAGCCAAATTTATGTCAGTAAACGTTATATCATCTCTATCTGTTGCTTTTAAAAATTCTTCAAATACTTTTAAATGTCCCAAATAAATAGCCAATGTATTCCTTTGTCCATCTGATTTTATCGTTTTATCTTGGCTAATAGTCCTACGAAGCCATTGAACAGGCTTTTGCAATTCTTGTTGTTTCACCATTTTGTCTTTGTAAATATATTTCTTTAATAAAAATAAGCTATTATCAATCTCATTTGGATTATCGCAAATATAACGCTTAAATTCAAGAAAGTCTGTTCTAAGTTTATTTATTTCATCGTTTACTATTGCGTTATTTATATTATCCAATTCAGTTAACCGTGGACTTACATACGCTTCCTGCTTTTTAGTATTCCACTGGTCTGGATATACCCTAACACCAGTTGATAACTTTACCTGCTTTTTATCTATTCGACATACTAGATAAATATTCGTTGGTTTGTCACTTTTCGGTTTCCTCAAATTAAAACTAGCCCTAACTTCATTGAAAAAAATCTGCCCTATCATAATCGGTTCTTTAAAATGGTTCTTTTTTATTGTTCTTCACTTTGGTTCTTTTAGGGCTGAAAAGTGACATATTGATAACCAAACCATATTTATAAGTTACTGATAACAAATAATTGTTACTTCCTTTTGAATGTGCAGGAAAAAAACTACTTTTACATCGAATTAACAAGATTGAATATGGACGACTTTTTTACATTGGAGGAAAAAAAGGAGCTTTTTTCACTCTATCGACATTTATTGCAGTCTGCCGGAGACAGTATTTTCTGGAGAGATTGCCAAAAGTTAAAGAAACATCTTATCAAGGCGGCCCAATGTAACGGTCTGCAACGCAATAACTTCGGGATGA